TGGTTTTCATGCAAATATGATGGCACTGGTAGGCCTTGGTATAAGATGGGACCTGAACTCATGGCATCGTACACTGAGCTACACGAAATGTGTAAGAAAGATCACGACACTAGACCGATGTTCACCGCCGTATTCAAGGACGAGCCAAAGGATGAATTGAAGCCTACACGCCTCATTTTGGTCGGTCCTTTATGTACCACCATATTATGCAGGGAGCATTTGCTCACGATATGCAGGACTATGCAGCTTAACCCTTTCGTCTTTGGAGCGGTTGTAGGTCTTGACGCTACATGCGTCCAATGGGATCAAATCCGCAATTTCATATGTGGCACGGGTGACTTTAAGAAACATACTTTTGATGGAGATTATAAGAATTTTGACAAGAGTTTGTTTCAAGAGGTGACCGACGCTGTCAGGTGGACCATTGTCAAGATTTGTGAGGCTAGTGGACATTATGATGAACAACAACTTTTTGTGGTTGAGTCCATATTGCGGTGCTTGTTGTCTCCTGTTGTCGATGTCTTTGGCGTCGTTTACTGGTTTAGATCACTGAACACCAGCGGAAATTCACTCACTACACAGATTAATTGCATTGCAAACATGCTGTTCATCTGGGTTGTTTGGACCCGACGTATGAAGAAAGATATGGGCTCGAACTATTGCGAGAAACTCAGCCGCAAGATGTTTGAGAGATTCGTTTCCGTTGTCACTTACGGTGATGATCATATGCTTGGTGTTGCTTACCCAGATTTGCTGAATTGCCGAGTTATGCAGCAAGGACTCAAGGACATAGGCATCACTTATACCGATGCCAGCAAGAGCTCAGACACTAGTGAATTCACACCTCACGAGAATTTGACGTTCCTTGGCCGGTCCATGATACGTGATTTATCTGGTTCTGTGCTGTGCCCGCTTGAATTCAAGCGCATTATGAAGACATTCCATTTTTACAGGTTGCAAGCAGGTGTTCAGTTTGAGCAAATGATTGCCGATTTGTACCGCGGTTTGTTGTTGGAAATTCATTTCCATGGCCGAGACGTTTTTGATACGTTTTACCCACGCCTAGTGGCTGTTATGGCCGATTATTATGGACTTGATGAAACGACGATCGAATCTTTATACTTTGTCGACAATAAGGGCACTTATCTTACGTACGATTATTTCCGCGCATGGTGGGTGGAGAAGAAGGACAATGGGTTCATCCATGACCCTAAGTACTTGGACACTGTCACTCCTTTGACTGACGAAGATAGGGCCCTTTATCAGCAGTATTGCGAGCGTAAGTCTCGCAACATTGTTGGTGCTTAACGTGGCTTAAATGCCACAACAAAAGGTTTTTCCGGTTTTCCTTAATAAACCGGTTATTTGTATATATATTATATTAATGGTTTTTGCGAGTTTTTCCACTGATGTTGAATGAGTCTTTTTACTCAATCTCATTTCCAGGAATATAAACTCGACCCGACTTTACAAGCTATGTGCAAGATAGTGGATGATTTTAGTCGGTGCCGTTACACTCATTTTTGTGTTTAAGTATACTCATGTCGGAGTCAATGCTTAGGAGTGACGGTCCATGCTGCCTGGTAAAGTACCCGTTCCCACATTATAGGCGTTCTGTGGGGACGTAATTTCGTCTGCGAACACAAATACAACAACTAATACACATGAACTCCTTACGGAGTTCTTCGATGGATCTCATCCTAATGACGTCCAATCCGCCCCTCCTTTGGTAGACGATTCCTTTGATGCCGGTTATACCCCAGGCCTTACGCTGTCTGAGTGGTTTTCGAGACCTGTCAAGATACATACCTACACTTGGGATGCCAACACCAATCTTGGGGCTTCATTTAACCCTTGGTACGACTATTTTAGTCACCCTGAAATTAAGTTCAAGCTTAAGGGTTATTCGCGTTTACAAGCCAACTTGCACCTTAAGTTGGTCATTAACGCATCTCCTTACCATTATGGCATGGGCATTATGTCTTACAAGCCTATGTCTAATTCTGGTCTTCACGTTGACCCAGGTGCTGAGGTTTTCGACTTTTCTGCTGGAGAAACTAGCAACTTACTTGTCGACGATACCACTTTTACAGGTGGTAATCTTGCATCTTCTTTGATTGTTAAGTCTACGAGGCCACATGTTAATTTTTACCCAGCTGCATCCAAAGGCTGTGAGATGGAGTTACCATTTTGTTATTATCAGAATTGGATCAATTTGGATACCGATCTATCTGAGCTCAAACAGATGGGCAACATCAACATATACACGCCTTTTACGTTGCGCGATTCTAGTGGGAATGGTGGCAGTGTCTCCGTAACCATATATGCATGGTGTGACGATTATAAGGTTGCTGGACCTTCATACGTTATGCAGTCTGGTGAAGATGAGTATAAAGCTCGTCCTGTGTCCACTGCCATGTCAGCGATGTCTAAAGTTGCAGGAGCACTATCTTTTATTCCATCCATAAAGCCTTATGCCATGGCCACATCTAGCGTTTTTGCCGGCGCGGCAGGAGTAGCTAGGTGGTTCGGGTTTTCGAACCCACCAGTAATATCTGATGTTGTGGCATATGCACCTAATTATATGTCCAATTTTGCTTCGCCAGAGATTAGTGTACAACAAGATAAATTGTCACTCGATCCTAAGAATGAAGTGACAGTCGATTCACGAACAGTTGGGTTGGATGGAGTAGATCATATGGCTATATGTCACATTGTCAATAGGGATGTTGATTATGAAGTACTTACTTGGGAGTCCACGATGACACCTGATATTCCTTTGCTCGTACAGCACGTTTCGCCGATGGTTTTGGCTGGTGCAAATTATACCACCAATCACGGCGCTGAAGCCGCTGTTGTGCAGATGACGCCATCAGCTCAACTTGGCACCATGTTTGAATATTGGTCTGGGACTATCACTTATAAGTTCACTGTGATTGCGTCTCAGTTTCATCGTGGTCGTTTGATGCTCACTTACGAACCTGACGGGTTTTTGCCCACATACTCGAGCTCTTCGTACACTGGTCCTAGAACCATAAACAAGATTTGGGACATTTCTGAAGATACCACGTTCGAATTTGAGGTGCCTTGGATGGCGCCAATTGCGATGCTCAGGACCACTGGCATGCCTGGCGTTGCTAGGTATTCCATGGATCCAACTTCATCAACGTTTAGTGGTTTCAATAGCGTTTGGTCTCCAAATCCAGTCGTACCTCAAAACTTCAAGTACAAAGATTCCATGTATAACGGGTCCATCACGGTATCTGTGTTGAACGCTCTTACGTCAAATGACCCAGCTTATGGTGCACTTATCGTTTGTTCGGTTAACTGTGGAGGAGTGGAATATTTTTCTCCTATGGATTTCAATTACCCGTTTTCTCTTTATGAGTTGCAAACGGGAGACGATTTGGCCACAGCGCCTGAGGAAGAGGTTACTCATGCTGAGCCACCCAATGTTGTTTCAGCTCCAACTAAACATGTGGTGTACACGGGCGAGATTGTGAGGTCGCTGCGTCAATTGCTTCATAGGACTTCCTTTTATTCGCGGTTTAGCACAATTACGCCTAGGCAATTCCCACGTGATGAGTACACTGATATACCCACAATTGATTTTAGCAATGGTGGATATCAACCACCTGGTAGCTCCCCCACACCGGTAACAGGATACACTGGGTCTGTGTATTTGCCTAACTTACCATATGTGACAGGACGCCTGCCAGCCAAGCTGGGTTCACAATACCCTACTACTGGTTTTGTCTTTTATGATGCCACTGCTGGGACCAATCCTGGTGAGATTTTGTACAACCAGAACACCAAGATTATGACTCCAACAGCATTTGTTACATCATCATATGTTGGGTGGCGTGGTGGCACAGTTTATTCGACCAGGCTTAACCAGCACCGGGCGGATGACCAACATCCTGTGCTGGGCGGCTACGGCGCCGTTGGACATCTGGCAATTTCGCGTGTCACTAGCAGTCTCGCATCTTACGTCACTGCGGCTAGTGTTTGGGCGTCAATGACTTGGAACGTAACGAGGCTTAACGACCAGTCTATTCCTGCAACCAACGCTTATTCTGGCTATCAATGCCTTGCAAAATCCGAACGTGGCCTGAGCGATTTAGCTCATGGCACTGGCGGCATGGCTGTCACGAATCCTGATAAGGTTGACGTCGTTAATGCTATCATTCCTTATTATAGCAATAATAGGATGATGCCAGCCAATCCTATCGCCAACTATTACGTCGTCAACAAACCAGACGAAATAGCCTGGAACAAGGCTGATGGAGGCATGTATCCAGCAGGCACCAATGAATTGATTCAGTGTCCCCGTGTGGATTTTGATGTTCAATGTTATTCCAACATAGATGGTAACCAGATCGACAAGATGTTTACATTCGATGTGTTTCACAAAGCAGGAGTCGATTACACGGCTTTTTGGTATCTTAACCCACCAGCCATCCACTTTTACAAGAACAACGGTGGATATCCTATTGGGTGGACTTGAATGTTCCTCCCACACAACGTAGCTTAAATGCTACAACAATATATATCTCATTTATTTATTTATACATACGTACATAACAGAAAATGGGGTCACCCGCCGAGGTACCGGTAGGGTGTTACTAGCTTATTATTTTATAAGCAGTATTCAGTAGCACCCTTAGGTGTTACCAATTTAGTATTCAATCC